CCTTTGTTTACGAAGCGAACCGTATATTTCTCTATTGATGCAACCATTTTAAAATTCCCTTTTGTGTGTGTAGCGACTTGCTACGTTGTAATTATAAGTGAAAAAATTTACGTTTAGAGTAGGGGATAACCCTATTTACAAAAATAATTTTCTACCCTCATAATCCGCTATGAACCCAACATTCCAAGACTTTATGGCAGACCTGAACGCCCTTGTGCGCCAGCAGCCTGATACCGAAATCGAGGCCATCATCTGGTTGTCTAGCTTGCAATTCAACTGCGTCATGGCCATCGAGACTATCCAACGCAACGACCTAAACAAAGAGAATTTTGGAGGCACAGATTGAACGCGGCAAATAAAGATTTGTTTTCTGATGATGGTGTTTTTCATGTAAACGGCGTAAAAATACTAAACTATGAACAAGCAGTAACAAGTGCAGAAACCTGTCGCAACCAAAAAGCCGCTGGCGCTCGACTGCTTGAAGAATTATTTGATATGCCGCAAAAGGTTTTGGATTTTGGCGGCGGCAAATACTCAGAGGCGCAAAGCTATTTGCATTCGCTTGGTAGCGCGTGCGAAGTGTACGACCCGTACAACAGGACACACGAAGAAAACGTCAACGCACTTAGCCAAAGATACGACGTAATGATGTGCAACAACGTGTTGAATGTTTTGACCGATGATGTTTTGCACCACGTTATTGATGACTTGCAAAAAGCAGCTGAAGTATGCGGGGTGAAGGCTATCATCGTTACTGTTTACGAGCGCGACCGTTCTGGTGTTGGTTGTTACACCGGCAAAAATAGTTACCAACGCAATCAGAAAACATCTGACTACATGGCGTATTTGGGCAGGTTTGCAAGCGTGAGAAAGCATAAAAAAGCATTGGTGATTGAGATATGAGCGACCCGTACCAAATACTTGAGCCGACTTGCATCAGTTTCTCTGGCGGTCGCACTAGCGCATATATGCTCTACAAGGTACTAGAGGCTCACCAGATGAGCCTACCCGATGATGCGGTTGTATGCTTTGCCAATACTGGTAAAGAGGAAGAATCAACCTTGCAGTTTGTCCATGATTGCGAAACGAATTGGAATGTGCCTATTGTTTGGCTGGAGTATCAAGACGCAGAGGAAACGAAAGACCGTTGGCGTCAGGTTACTTTTGAAACAGCCAGTCGCAACGGTGAGCCGTTTGAAGCCTTGGTGACAAAGCGCAACTACTTACCCAACCCTGTGGCTCGGTTCTGTACTGGTGAGATGAAAGTGCTGACCATTGAACGATACATGAAGTCGATTGGGCTGCCTGAGTTTGAAACCATGATTGGTATCAGGGCTGACGAAAAGCGGCGCGTAGCCAAGCTAAGGGATAGCAAGATAACACCGCTGGTTGACGCTGGCATTTATCAAGCCGACGTGCAAGCCTTTTGGAAAAGTATGCCATTTGACCTTGGCCTAAAGTTCATTGATGGGGTAACAACGCTTGGCAACTGTGACCTATGTTTTTTGAAAGGTCCAAGTCAAGTCTTAGCTATTATCAAAGACAAGCCAGAGCGGGCTATTTGGTGGGCAGCGATGGAAGAAAAGATTGGCGCGTCATTCAGGTCAGACCGACCAAGCTACGCAAGTATGATGGAGTTTAGCGAGGCGCAGACCGATATGTTTGGCGATGATGATGAAGGCATGGCCTGTTTTTGTGGAGATTGAAAATGAGCGACTTAGTAAACCACCCACCGCACTACACCGAGCACCCATCTGGCATCGAGTGCATACAGGTGACAGAGCACCTTTCGTTCTGCGTTGGCAACGCGATTAAATATCTGTGGCGAGCAGATTTGAAGCACCCCGATGCCATACAAGACCTAAAAAAAGCCGTGTGGTATATCAACCGCGAGATTGAACTACGCCAAAAACAGGTATAATTGTTTGAAACGCGGCTAGGTCGGAATAATTACCCGACTGAACGGAGTTCCTCCCTCTCCTGCCGCCGTTTCTTTCATCTAGGGAGCGATGAAAAGGCGAGCAATATGCACTACTACCAATTCAATATCGGCGACTATGCGAGTCACACGCGCCACCTCAGTTTGCTTGAGGATTTGGCTTACAGGCGTCTACTTGATGCCTACTACCTGCACGAAAAACCACTTGATATCGATAGCAAAGCCGTTGCGCGGCAAATCGGTATGCGCGACCACGGTGACGTTGTAGAAACGATTCTCAACGAGTTCTTTGAACTTATCGAGGGCGAGTTTGTCAACCGACGCGCCGACAAAGAGATACAAGCCTTTAAGGGCAAAATTGAACAAGCGTCACGCGCAGGTAAAGCATCCGCTGAACGCCGGTCTAGCGCCCGTTCAACGGACGTTCAACCAAACATAAAACAAGAACCATTAAACATAAAACAAGAAACAATAACCAAAGAGAGAACAGCAACGCGCGGTTCGCGGTTGCCAACCGACTGGAAACCTAATGCTGATTTAGCTGAATGGTCAAAGGCAGAACGCCCCGACCTTGACCTGCGAAAAGTATTTGCTGAGTTCAAAGACTATTGGTCATCAATCCCCGGTACTAAAGGCGTCCGCCTTGATTGGGATGCAACGTGGCGTAACTGGGTACGCAAGCAAACCGCCGCCAAGCAAACCTACGCACAAGTTGCCGCCGACGTAGCGCGAACAACAATGCCACCGCCAGCGAATCAAGACGCAGCGCTGAAAAACATAATCGCTGACCGCGAGAACTGTTCGCCACCGCCCGAGCATATTCGCGCAATGATGAAGGGAATATTGGGGGTGAAAAATGCGTAAGCGGTCAAAGTACAAACCGAAAGGCGTGAGGCTCGACGCTATGAATTGGATAGTGACTGGCATGACAAAGGTATCTGCGAAAGAGTCCGAGTATGTCGCTATGCACTTGAAAAACATGAGCGCATTGGACTCGCTAACCAAAGGCACGGCAATCCGGAGTGAGGTAGACGTAGTGATTGGTGTAATTAACGTCGCTGAGGCGCTTTGTGAACTTGGGTTCGGTAAAGAGTATCACCAGTTGGTTTTAAGCGCGTCTAGCGCACTTTACGACGTTTGCAAACGGTCTTTGAGTATGGGCGATAGGTTCGTATGCCGAGGCCAAGAGTTGGCAGCGATAAAGGATGGCTACGAGGTACACGACGCGCAGATGGAAATATGTACCATCGCCGACTTGGACAAAGCGTTAGACATTATTGAAGCCGTATTGAAAGCAAAGAAAGCGAAGGTCATCGATGCCTAGAAAGCTAGTCCAAATTGACCACATCATGTTTTGTAAGACATGGCGCCTTTTCGACTACTACGAAAAGCAAATGAGTGCCCATGACCTTGCCGACGCGTTGCAGATAGCCATCCTAACGTCTTGGAAGTGGTGTCGCGCTTTACACGGGCAAGGGCTTATCCATATATGCGATTGGCGACAGGACACATTAGGCCGTTATCAGACGCCGGTGTATGCCTACGGCGACAAGCTGGACAAGCCAAAGCCGCGCAAGACCAACTTAGACCGTCGGCTTGAGTACGAGCGCAGGAAAGAGGAGCGAAAGCAAGCAAGGGCGGACGCAAAGGCAAACAAGTGACCTACGTTGTTTACTTTCTGGTGGTGTTTAGCAACGGCAGCGTGGTCATAGACACAATGCCTGTGGACAGCCAACAGTCTTGCATGAGCATTGTCAAGATGGTCAACTCACAGCCGAGCCAAGGCGGTCGCCGCGTGAAGGCGGCTTGCTACATCTCAACGAAGAAGTAAAAATGATTCAATATCAAATCACAATGACGAACATAAAGACTCACTTTTCGCAAGTGCGTCAGTTGAAAACACCACTAATAGACTTTTTAATGGAGCCGAGCAATGTTGATTACCCTCGAATTTTGGTTTTTGTATCTGCTGTCGGTGCTGTGTCTTTTTGCGCTGGCATTGTTTATCAACTCACGTTTGGGTGACTACGAATGAGCCGCGAACTAGCCAACAAAATATTAGACAGGATTCGAGATGGTGCAACCTACCCTCCCCACGTCGTTGACGAAGCCCTCAAAGCAACGGGCGACTTGGAAATCCCCATTTACTGATGAGCAGCGCACGCGCTTTGATAAGGTTGCCGCCGAGCAAAGGCAAATCGACAACATGGCAACGGCGCGTGAACTGGTGCAGATGTTCTATGCCAAAGCCAAGGCCGAACGAAACCCTTGGCTACGGGAGGCGCTTAACCGCATCGCCAGTAAGCGGGGGGCTGGGCACGCCAACAATATCCGCACTTGCATGACGGCAGTTAGGGAGAACGAATATGAAAATGACCTTGCGTAATAGCAATGAAGGCGTCAAGCAGATGCGCCAGCTATGGGTGAAGATGAAGGAGTCGCTGGACACGGGCGTGGCGTTGACGGTGCAGGTTGAGCGCGAAAACCGAACGCTTGACCAGAACGCGATGTATCATTCCATCATCCACCAAATCGCTAAACAGGCTCAAC